GAAACCACGGGCTACTCGTAATGATCGAAGAATCTTGCGCACCAGAGGCAACGGGGACAGCGATCACCTGCTGGATGGGGACGCGAACGCGGATTCGGCCTCTACTCGACGCAGTAGACGACGTACCAGAGCGGCGGCGGCGGTAGCGAGAGTACGCACCATAGCGACGATAACGCGACCAACGACGACCATAGCGGCGTCTATACTTGTACACGTAGGTAGGCATTTGAGGCGTTCACTCACTCACAAAGACGCTAGGAGATAAAAATCAGAAGGAGAAACAACAAGGAGAGGGTTTAAATGAGGGGATGGACAGTTGTGTTGTGGCATCTTCCATGCCATAATTGGGTGCATGCAGCGAAAAAAGTGCGGCAAAACCAGCATTTAAGGCGTGGTGTTCCTTTCTTTTCCTAAACCTAAACACTCTTTCTTTCCATGAATGATCGATCAACAATGGCAGCACAAGACGGAGCGGCAAAGCGGTGGTGCTTCACCATCAACAACCCTACAGACGACGACATGTTCTGGGAAGACGCAGAGCAGCAGGAGAAGTTTGACTTCCTCGCAGTGCAGTACGAGGTGGGCGAGCAGGGCACTCCACACTACCAGGGCTTTGTCATCCTCAAGCGCAGGAACAGACTCACTTGGCTCAAGAGTAACTTCAACAGCAGGGCACACTGGGAGAAGACACGGGGCACGGACTCTGAGGCAGCTGGGTACTGCATGAAAGACGACACGCATCCTCCAGGCTCCTACAGGTGGCGGTGGGGGACTCTCAAAGAGTGTCAGAAGAGGAGAAGCAGAGAAGAACTAGAAGAGACAGTCATCGAGGAGGTGGATGACTTGAAGAAGAAGTTCAAGCCAGCAGCAGAGATCAACTCACAGGTGCTTGCACGTCCTGGGTTCCTTGCAGCATACAACGCACTCACGGCAGACATGCTTGGTGTCTACAGGCCTAACCTAAAGATCATCACGATGGTTGGTCCACCTGGAACAGGCAAAAGCTTCGCAATCAACACGCTCTTCCCCAAGGCAGGCAGGGCAATCATCGGGAACGGTGGCACTTGGTTCGCGAATCCAACATCAACAGTCATGGTGTTCGAGGAGTTCGCAGGACAAATCCAGCTGCAGAAGATGCTCAAGTTCCTTGATCCCTATCCAATGGCACTGGAGGTCAAGGGTGGCATGAGGCCTGCAATGTACACACTGGCGATCATCACGAGCAACACCAGGCCAGATGGGTGGTACAAGGACGAGGAGCAGGGTGGGAAGAGGACGGACGCACTCCTTGCACTCTGGGACAGGCTTGGCTTCAGGAACGGGAACAACACCATCTGCAGGACATGCGGGACGTACCTGGAACCTGCTAAGCCTGGAGCAATCACGAAGCCTTGGCTTGACAGCACGCGCACTTGGTTCATGAATGAACTCGCGAAGGCAGCGCACATGGAGGAGCACGAGGAGCTGAGTGATGAGGCACTCAGTCAGGTCGAGCAGAGCAAACTTGATGACGACATGGCATCTCTTGACGTCGGGGACGGTAACACTGCACCGTCCCCTAGTCAATAGAAAAATAGTACCAGTACCGATATAATGAATTGGGCGGTACTATGACGTCACAGCGGTACTATCGCAGTACTATCTCCCACGTGGGTCACTATGTCTCGCTGGACTCATGGCTTGCGTCACTCACCATCACGTTCCTAATCTAATGGCGTGGGCTTGGTCCTGCTAATTTCTCTAATTTTATATCCCTTACCCTAATCCTAATCCTAATCCTAATCCTAAATTTCATGGAGATTTCAACGAGTTTTCACTTAAATTTCACTGCCTATATCTAGCAGGTACGGGGATAGAAGAGTCAAAGAGAGAGGAGAGGGGTGTACCACGCGCTACACGAGCAGCGGGTTGCGCAGCTTGGGCATCTTCATCATCAAGTCCACCAGCATCATCCATATCACCTTCAGTATCAAGACGGCGAGTATCGCTACGCTGGGCCATCACAGGAGGAGCAGCAACGCGAGTAGACTGCACACTGGCACCAGATGCACTTCCACCAAACTTGGGATTGCGGAAAGTGAAGTAGTATGTCTGCTCAAGGAGAACTTGGATGCTCGTGGAGGCGGAGGGCGCAGCGGCAAGACGCAGACCAATCAATGTAAGAGGAGAGAAGTACGTAACCTTGTTAGCGTTCGAATTAAAGTCTCTATCAACATTGGTCCACGAGGAGGATGGGCCATAGAGCGAGCAATCATGGAACTGCGTACGCTCCTGGATATCAGTAGCCCAACAAGACCTAGAGGTCTTCGCAACACTGTTGTTAATCGCACTAACTACAACAGCTGAAGAATAATTGAAGAGATCAGCAGTGGTCAATGGGCTCTCGCTCGACGAGTCTGGGTTATTGGTAACCTCACGATAGCTTCCTTGACGATCATAAGCCATCACGACCTGAATGGCTGGCGTCGTGGTCGAACCAATCGCCGTAAGAATGCTAAGCCGCGTCACTACTCCATCACACTTTACCTGATCATACAGGTTGGCATACGCTCTATACAATCCAGTGGAAACGGCACCACACATGCCTTCGGGATCGGCACCAGCTTCAAGAGGGAGCTTCGATTGAAACCACGGGCTACTCGTAATGATCGAAGAATCTTGCGCACCAGAGGCAACGGGGACAGCGATCACCTGCTGGATGGGGACGCGAACGCGGATTCGGCCTCTACTCGACGCAGTAGACGA